ATTATGGATAAACTAAAAAAGAATTCTAAGTTGAAAAATACTGAAGTTCTTTCGCAATCAAAGTTTTTTACTGAAAAAGATATGGTTGCAACTGATGTACCAATGATTAATGTTGCACTATCTGGTTCAGTCGATGGTGGTCTTACTCCAGGTATGACAGTACTTGCTGGTCCATCAAAACACTTTAAAACTTCATTTGCTTTGTTAATGGCTGGTGCTTATATGAATAAGTATCCTGATGCTGTTATGTTATTTTATGATTCAGAATTTGGTTCACCACAATCTTATTTTGAATCATTTGGTGTTGATGCATCTCGAGTACTCCATACACCAATTACTAACGTTGAAGAACTTAAGTTTGATTTAATTAGTCAACTAGAAAATATTGAACGCGAAGATAAAGTAATTGTTGTAATTGATTCAATTGGTAACCTTGCATCTAAGAAAGAATTGGAAGATGCTATCAATGAAAAGTCTGTTGCTGATATGTCTCGTGCAAAAGCTTTAAAGGGCTTGTTCCGTATGACAACACCTTATTTGACTATGCGCGATATTCCAATGCTAGCAATTAACCACACATATCAAGAAATTGGTTTGTTCCCTAAGGCAATTGTTTCAGGCGGTACTGGTATTTACTATTCAGCCGATAACATCTGGATTCTTGGTCGTCGTCAAAACAAAAAGGGTACAGAAGTTACTGGTTATGACTTTGTAATTAACGTTGAAAAGTCTCGTTATGTTAAAGAAAAATCAAAGATTCCAATTTCTGTTTCATGGGAAGGCGGTGTAGAGCAATGGTCAGGTTTGCTTGAAGTTGCAATGCTAGGTGGGTTTGTACAAAAGCCAAGCAATGGTTGGTACGAAGCAGTTGATCCAGCAAGTGGTGAAGTGTTAAGTCCTAGTAAAGTACGAGAAGCAGAAACACTCACCGAAGAGTTCTGGAAGCCAGTAATGGAAAAAACAAACTTTAAAGAGTTTCTAAAAGAGCATTATACAATTGGCTATAAGTCAACAATTGATGATGAAGCATTAGAAGGTGTACTTGAAGGAGAAACTGATGTATAATTATACTTGGATCGATCAAGGCAAAGAAGGTAAACTAGCATTTGAATTTACTGATGGTCCTTGGGCTAATATGCCTTTTCAATATGGCACAATTAGATTTGAAGAAGTAAACGAAGAAAATGATGAAGAAGCAATTATAACATTTGATTTTGAAATGTTATCAAAAGAACATGAACATCTTATGGTTAACGAAGATTTTCAAAAAGATGTTGGCGAATTACTTCAAGAAACAATAATCGAAGCTTTTAATAGGATGGAAGAAAATGGAGATAGAGAAGTTAGTAATCAAGAATCAGCTCATGTGACAATGTATGAGCTGGTTTTGAATTTTATTTCTACTTACAATAAGCTACCTAACAGTGAAGCACTACTTATCGAAGCACAAAATGCTGGTATTAGTACTTCAATTGCTGGTGAGGTATCTCATCTTATTCAAGACTTGGAAAACAAGTCAAAGGTAGATGAAGAATGGCTTATGCAACAAACCGAAAAGTGGTGTCGTGATCGAGCCATTTACGGTGCAATTATGGATTCCATTCAAATTATTGATGGAAAAGATCCTGAAAAAACTGAAAACGCAATTCCAGAAATATTACAGAATGCGTTGTCAGTAGGATTTGAAGCTAGCATTGGCCACAACTACATTGACGATGCTGATAATCGTTTTGAGTTCTACCATCGTGAAGAAGATCGTCTTCCATTCGATCTAGATTATTTTAATCAAATCACAAAAGGTGGTATACCAAACAAAACACTCAACATCGCACTTGCGGGTACGGGTGTTGGTAAAAGTTTGTTCATGTGTCATGTTGCTGCTTCTGCTATGACACAAGGAAAGAACGTTCTGTATATTACAATGGAAATGGCTGAAGAACGTATTGCAGAACGTATTGATGCAAACTTAATGAACCTACCAATCGATCAACTTGAAAACTTAAGTAAAAACGTGTATGACGATAAGATTGCTAAGATTGCTAAGAAGTCAATGGGTAAATTTATTATTAAAGAATATCCGACTGGCTCAGCGCACTCTGGTCACTTTCGTGCACTACTCAAAGAACTTAAGATGAAAAAGGACTTTGAACCAGATATTATCTTTATTGATTATCTAAATATCTGCGCTTCATCTCGCATGAAAGGTATGGGTGGTTCTATTAATTCCTATACATATATTAAAGCAATTGCTGAAGAACTACGTGGCTTGGCTGTTGAATTTGATGTTCCAATCTTTTCGGCAACACAGACTACTCGTTCTGGTTTTAGTAATACCGATGTTGGTCTTGAAGATACTTCAGAATCATTCGGTCTTCCAGCCACAGCCGATTTAATGTTTGCTTTAATTAGTACTGAAGAACTTGAAAACCTTGGTCAACTAATGGTCAAGCAACTTAAAAATCGTTATAACGATCCAACTAAATATAAACGTTTTGTAATTGGTATTGATCGAGCTCGAATGAAACTATATGATGTAGAAGAAACAGCACAAGACAATATTATGCAAGAACCAACTGTAGTTGATAACGCATTAAATACATTTGGTAATCGTGAAAACAGTGACTTTGGAGAATTTAAAGTATGAAAATTATAAGTGAATATTATGGTAATGATCTAGGACGTAAAGCAGAAGTTGTCGATCAAGGCGAATACTTTACAGTCAATATGTACCAAAATGAAGTGCTCGTTGAAGCACGAGATATTAAAGATCATAGTGAACACTTTGCAGAAGATTGTGCAGAGAATTGGGCAATAGGAATTATAAAGGGATGACAAAAGAAAACATTGTTAGTGAAGAAACTCATGACAAGTTCGAAGGTAGTACTATGTCCAAAGCGGGTAAACTCGCTATGGAACTTGCTCAAGAAAAGAAAAGGCTTAAGCAAGAATTAGAAGAACTTCAACAAGAAGCTGAAGATTTAAGACCGACAACACCAACAGGTACTCTAGATTATTATGCCAAATGGGCTGCAACAGTGTTTGCGATTCTAGGTATCTTTTTAATGCAAGCAGAACTTATATTGTATGGTCAATTAACATACTTTATTGCATCTGGCTTTTGGGTGTTTGTTGGATCTGTTTGGAACGACAGAGCAATTATGATTGGTAGTGCGATTACCGCTACTGCCGTTGCAATGAGTATTATGAGGAGTATTACATGAATGTTAAACTTATATCCTGGTCTCAGCCACCTGCAGACCTCGCATCACAGGGAATTGATAACGCGCAAGAGCTTATCGCGTACTGTGCTCGAGTCTCAAATCCATCCAATCAGCTCAACACTGAAACATCAGAAAAACTCATCAAGTACTTGGTTAAGCACCAACACTGGTCACCCCTTGAAATGGTCTCAGCCTGCCTTGAAATCGAAACCACTCGAGATATTGCCAGACAAATCTTACGCCATCGCTCATTCTCATTTCAAGAATTTAGCCAGCGATATGCCGATCCAACTCAGGACTTGTCTTTTGACATTCGCGAAGCAAGACTTCAAGATCCCAAGAATCGACAGAATAGTATAGATGCCGATGATTTAGAACTAAAAACGTGTTGCCCGAAGGACTTACAATGAGTCGTATGTATATGAATGGTACACTACGTAGTTGGATTCATTTCATTGAGCTTCGAAGTGGTAATGGTACTCAAAAGGAACATATGGAAGTTGCTCGTGCGTGCGCAGAAGCAATTGCTAACATATATCCACTTTCAAAAGATCATGTAAGTGATTAATATCTTTACAAAAACTTTTGTGAAAATACCTGTTTACATTTGCTCTTATTATGGTAGAATGGTACCATAAATTGATGAGGAGATGGTTATGATTAAGTATGATGTTAAAGTGGAAGGCCGGGATCAAATGTATTGTGAGTCTTTCATCCTTTTCGGTACTAGCAAGCTCCATGCAATGGAAAAGGGAATTGGCATCGCACGTAAGTGTGATAATGTCAAGGGTGAGTTGTTAGCGACTGCTAAGATCATCTGTGAAGAGCCTTTCACTCCAGGTATTTGTGTATGAACTTAGTAACAGCTTGGGAAGGTACTCATTTTCAAAGAACAACTGCAGAAATGGTTGTTCGCTTTTGTATTCAACGGCTTATGCCTCGGATGAAAAGTCTAGATATTTGTATTCAATTGTCAGACGACATGGATGGTGCAGATGGATATTGTTTAGCAGTTGATAATCGTGAGTTTGTAATTGAGATTGATAGTCGTTTAAAGGGCGATGATTTTATTACAGCAATTACTCATGAAATGGTACATGTTAAGCAGCATGCTCGTGGCGAGTTAAAAGATTTAAGCGTTGGTACTAAGTTGTGGAAAAAGCAAGAATATATTTCAATGTATTCTACTGTTGACCAATACATGGAATTACCTTGGGAAGCAGAAGCTTACGCACTTCAAGAAGTTTTATGTGATGAATATAAGTTATTAAAACTAAAAGATTTAAAAGTTTAAAAAAACCTGTGTACATTTCTTGCAGCTGTTGTATAATAGAACTATAGATTGATGGAGAAGATTATGACCTTATTGCAGCACATCGAGTCACTGAATGCCAAAGCGGATCTTATGATGGAGCAAGAGCCAGGTTTGTGGATGTCTAAGTATACAGACGACATGTCTTATTGGGCTGACATCGGTGTCTTTACTATTGAGGACTTTCGTCGCTGTCAACTGATCAATGGTATCAGTGATGCTAGTAAAGACCTCTACGGTTGCCGCTTGCGTCTTGACTGGGATGAGATGACTATTGAGCAGATGGAGAACACATACGAGAACATCTGCCGTCAACTCAACGAGCAGTTTGAGCAAGAGAAAGAAGCTGAGGCTCTTGCTGCTGAGTGGAAGAAAGGTTTGCCAGATGATGTGGAGCCTCTTCCTTATGAAGAATATAT